GCACGGGATCACCCTCAATAACTGGTCTGTCGATTATGAATGGTGGTTAGACGGCAAAGAGAACCGCTACGACGACAACTGGCAGGCCGAGGGGTTTGTAGAAGTGCCTGCAGCAGAAATGCGTGAAGGCGACATGATCATGATGCAGATTCAGGCGGCGGTAACGAATCACGCGGCTATTTATCTCGGCAACAACATCATTCTTCACCACAACTCAGGGAACCTCTCAACGCGCGTTCCGTATGGTGACTACTGGCGTAACCGAACCGTGCGCGTGGTTCGTCGAAAGGAGCTGATGAATGCTTAAGAAAATGACCCTGAAAGGACCGATGGCAAAGAAATTTGGCAAGGTTCATCAATACCACGTAGCCGATCTGCGTGAACTCCTGCGAGCCATGTGCTCACAGGTGCCAGGATTTAAAAAGTACGTTTCCAACGCTCACCTGAACGGGATCAGGTTTGCGTTCTTCAGCGGAAAAAATAATATCGGCCTGCAGGAGTTTGATATGTCGTCCGGTTCCGCTGAGTTTGAGATGGAGCCTGTCATCGAAGGTTCCAAGCGGGGCGGAGCTTTGCAGATAATTATCGGCGCGGTAGCAATCGTGGCCGCCTTCTTTACTGCAGGTGCCAGCTTAGCAGCTTACGGCGCAGCGCTGGGAACCACTACCGCCGTGGGGCTGGCAACTACCGCGCTAACCAGTCTGGGTATCAGCATGTTACTTGGCGGGGTGGTTCAGATGCTGACTCCCCAGCCCAAATATAATATCGGCGCTTCATCCAGCACGGATAACAAGCCCAACTATGCCTTTGGCGCGCCGGTCAATACGGTGGCGATGGGATACCCTGTCCCGGTTCTTTATGGCGAGCGGGAAATAGGCGGGGCGATCATCAGCGCAGGCAGCTTTACCAGCGATCAGCAATAAAAACTCTCTGACTTGATTTCAGGCCACCTTCGGGTGGCTTTTTTTATGGGTGAAATATGCGATTACTTGAAGGGGCAACCGTCATTGGCGGCAGCAAAGGTGGTGGTGGCAGCGCACATACGCCTGTAGAGCAGGAAGACGATCTGCTTTCTATCGCCAAGCTGAAAATGCTGCTGGCGCTCTCTGAAGGAGAGATTCAGGGCGACTTAACAGCACAGCAGATTTACCTGAATGATACCCAGCTTGCGAATGATGACGGCACCTATAATTTTACGGGCGTCGTCTGGGACTGGCGCAAAGGTACTCAGGACCAGACCAACATTCAGGGCATGCCTGAGGTCGATGATGAGTTGTCTGTTGGCGTGGTGGTCACTCAATCCGTACCCTGGACGCGCCAGTATACCAACCTCACGCTCGATGCCGTGCGTATCAAGCTCAGCCTGCCGGTACAGTACGCCTATAAAGATAACGGCGATATGGTCGGCACGGTTACTCAGTATGCGATTGACCTGTCTACCGATGGCGGCTCGTGGGTTCAGGTTGTTGACGGCAGTTTCAACGGCAAAACCACTTCAGAATATCAGCGCGATCATCGCATCGACCTGCCAAAGGCATCAAGCGGCTGGGCAATCAGGGTGCGCCGCATCACTGCAGACTCTTCCTCTTCGAAGCTAATCAATGCGTTCAGTGTATTTTCATTTGCCGAGGTCATCGACAGCAAATTGCGTTACCCCAACACCGCGCTGTTGTATATCGAAGTTGATGCCAGCCAGTTCAATGGCAGCGCGCCGAAAGTAACGTGCAAACCCAAAGGCAGGCTGGTTCGTGTTCCAACAACCTACGATCCGAATTCACGCTCGTATACCGGTAACTGGCTGGGTGATTTCAAATACGCCTACACCAATAACCCGGCGTGGATATTTTACGATTTGGTTCTGGATAAAATTTTCGGCATGGGTAACCGCGTCGATGCATCGATGATTGATAAATGGGAATTGTACGACATTGCCCAGTACTGCGATCAGATGGTGAGTAACGGCGCTGGTGGAACAGAACCACGCTTTACATGTAACGTTTTCATCCAGAACCAGCAGGACGCTTATACAGTACTCAAAGACATTGCGGCCATCTTTCGCGGCATTACGTTCTGGGGCAATAACCAGATTTTCGTCAATGCTGATGTGCCACAGGTTGATGCTAACGGCAACATGGACGTTGACTACGTTTATCACTCTTCCAACATCATTGACGGCTTTCCGACTTATGCCGGCGGCAGCTATAAAAATCGCTACACCTCCTGTCAGGTGTCATGGTCCGATCCCGTAAACCACTACTCAGATACCGTAGAAGGCGTCTACGACACAGACCTTGTCGGGCGTTACGGCGTCAATGAGATGTCATTGACGGCTATCGGCTGCACCTCACAGAGTGAGGCGCACCGCCGCGGGCGCTGGGCTATCCTGTCAAATGCCAAAGACGGCACGATTTCATTTGGCACTGGACTGGATGGTTATCTTCCCGTTCCGGCTGAAGTCATCGGTGTCGCCGACCCGTTCAGGGCAGGAAAAGACAACGGCGGCCGCATCAGCGCAGTGAATGGCCTCAGGCTGACACTTGACCGTGCCATTGATTATTCAGCGGGTGATCGCCTTGTTGTGAACCTCCCCGATGGGACCGCGCAGACCCGAACGATTGGCAGCATCAGCAGCGATAAAAAAACGGTCACCGTTAATACGGCTTTCAGAATGACGCCGGTTGCTGGCGCCGTATGGGCCATCGACAGCGACAATCTCGCCATTCAGTATTACCGCGTGACATCTGTTGCCCGCAACGATGACGGGACGTTTACCATCACAGGTGTTGAGCACGACCCGAACAAATACCGCTACATTGACGATGGCGTGCGTATCGAGCCGGCACCGATTACTGTCACGCCGGTCAGCGTGCTGAAGGCGCCAGCCAACATCAAAATCAGTGAGGTCAGCTTCGTCGAGCAGGGGCTTTCCGTTTCCACGATGCAGGTTACGTGGGACAGGGTTGAAGGCGCCATCAGCTATGTGGCGCAGTGGCGGAAAGATAAAGGAGACTGGGTTAATGTCAGCCAGACCAGCGCGCAGGGATTCAGCATTAGCGGCATTTACACGGGCGTTTATGATGTGCGCGTACGCGCTGTCAACGCGGCTGAGGTTTCTTCGCCTTGGGGATACGCTGATTCAACCTCTCTGACAGGCAAGACGGGCAAGCCTGGCACGCCGGTAAACCTTACAGCGACTGACAATGTCGTGTGGGCTATCGACGCGACATGGTCTTTTCCAGAAGGCTCAGGCGATACTGCCTATACCGAAATTCAGGTTGCCACCACTGCAGATGGTCAGAATCCTCAGTTTTTGGCTTATGTTCCTTATCCGGGTGTCAGCTATCAACACGGTCCCATGCCTGCTGGCGTTCGCCGCTGGTATCGTGGCCGGCTGGTGGACAAAATCGGCAACGTGGGTGACTGGACTGCGTTTGCTGCTGGTATGTCCAACGTAAATGCTGATGACCTCATCGGCAGTGTAGTTGAAGAATTCCTGACATCTCCCGATGGCAAGCAACTACTTGAACCGCTCATCACCGACCCGCAGGCGTTATTACAGAACATGCTGGCGGATTATGATTCGGTTAATCAGCAGTGGGCTCAGTATGGAGATAACCGTGCTGGCATTCTTCAGGCGCAGAAAGTAGCAGCTGATGCCCAGAGTTCTGTCGCTGAGCTGGAAACTGATGTTGTGGCAAGCTTCGCCACTACTAATCAGAAGCTGGATTCTCAGGGGCAGGCGATCAGCGCTAATGAAGCGGCCATTCAGCAAAAATTCACGGCGTATACTGACGTCTCAAGTCCCTCTGCAATCTACACACTTAAAACAGGCATCCGCTATAACGGAGTTAATTACGACGCCGGGTTATCGGTAGCCGCGACGGTTAATGGCAGTGGAGGTGTTGATACCCGAGTTGCAATAAATGCTAATCAGTTTGTAATGATGAGTGGAGTAGGCAACAGCCTTTATTCACCATTCGTCATTAAAGACGGACAGGTGCTCATTAGCCAGGCATTCATCGGCCAGAGCTGGATTAACAA